AATAAGATATAATCAAATAATTGAAGTAATAAAAAATAGCGAAATGGAAAATATAAAAAATGATTTAAAAGATGATGAAGAAGAAATGAAAGATGAATTAGAAAAATATATGCAAACTATTTCAGAAAATATAGAAGAACCTACTAATCCACTTGATTCAAATACTTTTGCTAGTTCTTTTGAATCAATATAAAAGTTAATTAGAGATATACTACGTATTAATATAAACTATGAGATTAAATTACAACCAAAAAAAAGATTTAATTGGTTTTCTTCCAAAATTAGAACTTTCTTATATAAAAAACATACATAAGAAAGTTTACTCTGATGTATGTTTATTAATTCCCAAAGGACAAAAATATATTGCATGGTTTAAATGTTGGAACAATAAAAACACCTGTTTTATTTTAAATATTGATACAAGAAGTAAAAGAATCAATGATATTTTTATTTATGATGCAATATTTGATTATAATCTGTGCGCAGGTAGAGGTACTATTATGTATGGAACTGTTATAAAAAATAAAACAAATATTTTTTGCATTGAAGATATTTTTTATTATAAAAATAAAAATATTAATTTTGAATCATTTAACATTAAATTAAATTATATTAATAAATTTTTTAAATTTGATGTTAAACAAACCGCATATAAAAAAAATGATATTATTTTTTCATTACCTCTTATGGACAATTCTTATAATAATATAATTAAAAAATTAGATACTATTCCATATATTGCATATTGTATACAATTTAAAAAACTACATAATTCAAAAAGTATCAATTTACAATTAAGAATTAAACATGAAATAAAGATGAATAAAGTTTTTCAAGTAAGAACATGTATAACAGAAGATTTGTATGAATTATATATTTATAATAATTCTGAATTAGTTAAATACAATTATGCATATATACCAAATTATAAACTTAGTATTTATATGAATTCATTATTTAGAAACATAAAAGAAAATAGAAATTTAGATTTATTAGAAGAAAGCGATGATGAAGAAGAATTTGAAAATATTGCGTTAGATAAATATGTCTATTTAGAAAAAAAAATAAATATGATGTGTGAGTTTAATAATAAAATGAAAATGTGGGTTCCTATTAAAATTTCAAATGCTCCCGTTGTAAAAAATAATAATATTTTTTGAAAAATAATTATTATCAATATATATATATATATGCCCCATAAAAAGACACAAAAAAAGAATAAACAAAAAGGTGGTTATTCTTACGGATTTACAAAATCCGGACTTATTATACCCAATACACATTCCCCTATTACAAGTAGTAAATCATGTGGTGCACAAAGAGGTGGAGGATTGGTTGGTGCACCCATCAAAGGAAATTTTACTGCTAGACCAGAATTTTTAAAACCTGGATTTGGATTTAGTAATCCACAGTTTATTTCAACTCCTCCTAACTTTTCCAGTTATGAATCAGGTGGTTGCCCAAAAGTTGGTGGAAAAAGAAAAAGGACAAAAAAAAGAAAGAAAAAAAAAACTAGAAGAAGACGCAAAACTAGAAGAAGACGCAAATCTAACAAAAGAAATAATAAAAAGAGGAGAAAAAGACGCACAAAGAAAAGAAAATTAATTGGATGCGGACAAAAAGGAGGTAATCCATTAGATAATACAGCCCCTAATATTACATCTTTCCCTGGAAAACTTGATGTTTCTATGGCTATTCCTAATAGTTTACCCAATGTTAAAACAATTGGAAATGCTGGTTACTTTAATGGACATCAAAATACATACAAACACATAGGTCATTAATCATCATCCTGAATTAAACATACTCCCTGTAATAATTCATTTGGTTTTTTTTCATTATAAGCTTTAGTTTTTTTTCCATCAAATATTGTTATCCACTCATTTTTAAAATAAGACTTAATATTTGTACGTTTTATTTTATACTTTTCTTTAGCATAAAACCTTTTCCTTTTTAACCATTGTCTATTGAAAAACTCATGTTGGTCCACTATATCTACCACCAATGGCCTATCATGTTTTATTCTTAAAATTCTACCAATACATTGTTCAACACTTGATTTAGGAGTTGCCATTATAAGACTGGATAATGTTTTTATATCCAAGCCTTCAGACGCCATAGCGTAAGTAGCTATGATTACTTTTTTTGTTTCACTTTCTTTCAAATCCTTTTCTTTCATACCACCAACATAATAACCAACACTTGCCATTTCTCTATGTTCTATTGCATCATGTAAATATTTTAACAATACTTTATTATGACCCAATATCATGATTTGTTTACATAAATCATCTTTTAACATATTATCTAACACTTTTAATATAAATTCACTTCTATGACTATACTCGCATATTTTTTTTATCATTTTTGAATAATGTACTTGCCCTTTCCAATTTAATTCTACCTTTGAAAACTCTTCGTCATTATTTTCATAATCTATTGCATGCACCAATACACCATCTCCACCCTCTCTCTTTTTTGTATACACAATTGGTCCTATAAACATTTTAAATACTTTACTTAAACTGTCGCTTCTTTTCATTGTTGCACTTAGTCCTAACATTTTATTTGTAACAATTTTAAAAAGTGCTCTACTAAATACCTCTGCCGACATGTGGTGAACTTCGTCAAAGCAGGTTAAACCAAAACTTTTAAATAAACTACTAGGATAGTCTTTCATACTAAGTGATTGCAACATTCCAATTACTATATCCTTATTATCTATATCTACTATTTCACCTTGGATTTTTCCTACTCTAGCACCCGGTAAAAATTCTTCAATACGTTCTATCCATTGTCTCAATAGAAATTCCTTATTTACAACTATTAGTGCCTTTTTTTTTGTTTTTGCTATTATATTTAATGCCATAATTGTTTTGCCGAATCCCACAGCAACTTCCAATAATCCACCTCCAATTTCATCAGCCTTTTTTAAATATGTATTTACAATTGGTTTTTGATATGGTCTAAGTTCACCTTTAAATGTTAAATCTATATCATCTCCTTCTCCTATTGTTTTATTTTCAAATTGTCCAAATCTTTTTAAACCATAGAACTTAGGTATGTAAAACTTATTCTTTGACTCCCTATATATTGAAAATGGTGTTGCTTTTTGCATTGAGTTTTTAGGAATAAATGCTTTCACAGTTAAGTCCTTCCTTAAATCTATTTGTTCATCAATACTCAAACAATCTTTTCTTATTGAATAACCTTTAGGACCCAAATATTTTTCATATCTAGTTACCATAATTTTATATATCGTTATTATTATTTTAACTATTTTTTTCAATTTTTAAAATAATATTTTTAAATTATATATATGAAATATCCATCACGTAATATATTAATATTATTACTTCTTATTTTTATTATATTTGATATTCAACCCCCAGAATTTTTATCAAAATTACTTCACACTTCCATGGGTAAAATTTCATTATTAGTCGTATCTATATATTTATTTACAATTGGTCCTTTTGTTGGATTTTTAGCTTTAACTAGTGCTTATTTATTATCTAAAAATAGCAATAAGGTTATTGATATTATTAAAAATAGAAATGTTAAAAAATTTATACCATCTGAAAAAAATAAACAAGAATTCTTTGAAAATACTCTCAATAATCACTTTCCTAAAACATTAGAGGAGAAAGTTGTTAACGATGTTGTACCATTAATTAAAGATTTTCCAACGATTGAATCATCATATATTCCTGTTGTAAATCATAGTCATGATGCCGATAAATTTACTTTATTTGGACTTTCTTAAAATTAAATACATTATACCTCCAGTAATACCAATAGCACCCAATGCTACACCAGCTTGAATCCAAAAACCCATATTTACATTTGCTCCACTCCCACCTTCTTCATCTTCAAATACATCAAAACGATTATTGCCTGTTGTATATTCTTTACAATTATATATTCCCTTGTAGTATTTCCCCATTATATATAAATTATAATAAAATAATTTAGATATAATATATATATAATAATGTCTGTTTTGAAAAATAAAACTAAAAAAAATTTTAGAAAAATAAAAAAAGCAAAACATTTAACATATAAAAAATTTAAAAAATTAAGAAAACATAAAAAAAAAAGATTTAGAATCACTTATAAACATGGTGGTAAGAAAGGCTTTAATTCAACTATTAAATTACATAGAAATGCCGAACAACTAAATAAAATTATTAATAGAGTAAGAAGAAAAATTTTAAAAAAAATGGGGCGAAAAATCGGCGGTGGTAAACACTGTACAATAAAAGAATGGTTTGATGCTCTTAATTTTCATACTAATAAAAATTTTAAATTAGATATTGATATTGAATGGTGGGCTAAAAAAAATAATTTTGATTTAAATAAAACAATGGAAGAAGTTTTAAATGAATTTTCATTATCAAGCGAAATCATTACAATCCCTCAAGTTAATCAGGAATCTCAAGTTAATAACGAACCTGTTGTTATAGAGGAATCTAAAGAAACAAATTGGTATATAGCTGAAGTTGACAGTACAGATAGAGTTCAATGGAAAAAAGGTGATATATTTTTAAAAAATGAAATGATAGATGATACAATGAAAGGTACTATATTTAAAATAGGTTTGGTACCAATTAGCTATTTTAAGCAAGAAAATAATATATGGAAAGCAGAATACAACCGAATTTATGAACCTGACATCCCAGATGAAGAATTATCGTTTGAAGAAAATGACACATTTATAAAAATAGGAGATAGCAAATATGGTGAATGGATGAAAGGTTTTATTGTGCAACAAGCTTGTATTGAAGAGAGAGATGTGGTGTATAGTGTGAAAAAAAATGAATTTAAATCTCTAAATTTGCAAATTTTACAAGATGCTCAAGCCGATGTGATAGGTATATTACAAAAGGCAGAGAGTGCACCTGAACAACAAGAATCATCTACAAAAGAAACGGTCGCAGATAATGTATCAGTCGATACAGAAGAAAAAATAATTATTTCATTATTTGATAAATTATTTAAGCATGAATCACCATTTAAAAAACTAAAAGATTTAAAA